GATCAAAGGTTTACAAGGTGACTCGTACATATTTGTCAGTGGTGGCGACACTGCGGTACCGTATGTGACACAAAACACACAAAATCCCATGCAAGGTATGATACGGATCAACGGGAATGTCATGGAAGCATTTGATGGAACAAGATGGATGGCCATGAATACCAGCTATGCAACAGTGATGCTTAAACCTGAATATTCTATTATACTAGACTGGGCTGCAAAGAAGATGCAACAAGAAAAAGAAATTCAAGCATTGGCCGAACAACATCCAGCAATTGCCGACCTAGTGGAAGCTGTAGACAAGGCACAAGAACAATTGCAAATGACAGCAGCATTGGTAAAAATATGAGTGCAGATATTGACATTGATGTACCCAATAGGGATGCTGTGCTGGAATTGATACAGCACACAGTGGCACGACAAAGCAACGGAAAGAAACATAACTCTGGCATCTACATTACAGACATACCACGTGATCCTGTACTAGGATGTGCAGCTATAGACTACGAAACAGCCGAAGCCCGTGGTTATTTCAAAATTGACTTGTTGAACATGAGTGTGTACAACTTAATTCGTGACCCTGCACATTATGAACAGATGATTGCAGCCACACCACCTTGGGATAGACTATGGCAGGAGCCAGACTGGGCTAGTAAACTGATACACATAGGCAACTATCAAGCATTGCTAAAGAGTATGCGGCCAGATTCAATTCCTAGAATGGCAGCATTTATCAGTGTGATACGTCCGGGCAAAGCACACTTGCAAAACCAGTCTTGGCCTACTGTATTTGACTCAGTATGGGATGGTGATCTCAGCAGAGGCTACGTATTTAAAAAAGCACATTCACTTGGTTATGCAGCCCTGGTGGCGCTACATATGAATTTACTCAATTCGCCTGACCAGGGTAATTGATTTTCGTTTGCCTTTTCTACGGGCAATATCGTTTAAGCTGCACACAGGCCCGTGCAGTATTTCCAAGTCCTTGTTTACAAACGTTCTTAAGCAAATACGGAATTCATCCCATTCGCCGCGTAGGAATATGTTGATAGGGATACTGCGATTTGATTCCCACCACCAAGTGTTGGCCAACTCCAAATATCGACGTTTTTGTTCTAGGTCTTTCACATTTCCAAAGTCATAGATGGTAGTGATTATATCATCTCTATTCTGTACAATTCCTACATATTCGTTGGTGGCGTACACACACAGCGTTATAAACGGATATTTGTCTGCAAGTTTTTGAAATAAGTCTCTGCCCATATTGTACTAGTTCGGATATTTATACCGGAAGTCTCCAGGTAAATATCATTGGAGCACCATATGTATTCAACTCAGATCTATATCTATCAGCAAATCCAACGAGTGTTGGTCTTGGATTCCAGCGGTGCTTATTTTGACCGGAGGTGGGACCCTGTGTACGCTAAAAAATTAACCATCAACAAAGGTGTTGACAACGTGATCTTGTTTGAGTTTGTTAATCAAGATCAAAAGCCTGTGAACATCACAGGAAGTGAATTACGATTCAAATTGATCAATCTAGCAGGTACTGCACAGTTGATTGAAAAAGACATGGTCATCATTAATGCACAATACGGGCGTGCCAAAGTAACATTAACTTCTGCAGAGACTTCTGAATTTCCACCTGATCCCAGCAGCTACAGTATAGAACGTGCCAGTGGCAATCTAGTAGAAGCTGTGTTTGTAGATGCACAGGCGCAGGCTCGTGGCGATGTAGACATTGTAGACAGCGTGAAGCCTGCTTTTGTGCCTAGCCACTTGGTAACTATACCCAACATCTACGGACCGGAAGCATTTTTGGATCCGGTATTCAGTGCCAACTATCCAGACTGGGCATTAAATCCACCAGGTGCATACGGAAATGTTTACAATGACCCACAACGATTTAGTAGTCATGTGAACAGCAATGGAACCAGTTTGACCACATTTCAAATGGAAATGGATCACTTCACTGGCAATGTCAAAGCACAAGGTGCGCAAACATATGAATCAGTTTGGGTAGATGTTACTGAACAGCAAAGTTATTATAATAAAACTGGTACAGACTATATCAATGTATTGGGATATCATCCTTTGTTAAGACTTGTGGCAGATCAATGGCCAGGTACAGAACAGGTACAATTGGCCACAGCCACAGCATATGGAGCCAACGGAGTGATAGAATCTATCACTGTGACACAGTCAGGATACGGATATCTAGCACCACCGCGAGTGAACATCATTGGTCTAGGCGCTGGTGCTGTGGCCGAAGCAGAAATTGAAGGTAACAGTGTAAGCGCCATAAATGTTATTAATGGTGGGCAAGGTTATGTAAGTAATCCACAACAAAGCAATCAGATTGCTGCGGTCAGTCTCAATCGTGGAGCCATTGTAAGCATACTAGTTAGATGAAATATAAAAAAATTGTAGGATTTGGTGATTCGTGGATGTATGGTGATGAGTTGCTGGATCCAGATCTGGTTCTCAAACATGCTGATGCACATTCATGTTGGACACAGAATGAAACATATCGAAACAGTCATAACTTTCTAGGACTGGTTGGCAAACATTACAATGTACCCGTTGAAAACTTTGGTATTCCGGGCGGGTCAATGCAAAGCTCAATTTGGACATTCCAGTGGTGGTTGGATCATGAACCTGATCTAGAAAACTGTTTGGTACTGGTAGGGCACACTGATTCCGACAGACTCAGTTTCTACAATCCCAATCATAAAAGCTACGGAAATGATGCTCCATGGAACCGGTTTATTCATTCGACCTGGGTAGAATATGGAAGCAGTGTAGTTCCTGAAGAATTCCGCACCATGGTCAAACAACAACTGGTATTGACCAACTGCAAAGAACTTGCACGATTAAACTATCAACAGACTGTGATGTTTTTTGATGGGGTTGCTGCTAGACACAACATACCCATGATGCAATTTCATGTCATGCCCGGTGACTGCGAAATCAAGAATACCCCCACTATAATTTGGCCTAATTTCTCAACCACAATGTGGTTTCGCGATCATCCGGGCAACCAAAAACGCGAACTGATCAAGCCTGGCGGTCATCCTAACGAGATTGGGCACAAAATGATTGCTGAAAAGTTGATTTCTACCATAGACTCTGCTACAATGTAAGGATGCTAGACATCCTTGAGTATTTGCCTGCGAAACGAAAGATCACGCCATCGGGCTGGATAAGTTTCAATGCAGTATGTTGCCAACATAACAGCAGTACAAAAGATCATCGTAATCGTGGTGGTATCAAACCATCAGAACAAGGTTGGAGTTATCACTGCTTCAACTGCAACTACACCGCTAGCTTTATCCTTGGCCGTACATTAAGTTATAAGGCCCGCAGGCTCTTGAGTTGGATGGGTGTGTCTGATTCAGAAATTGATATGCTGAACTTAGAAAGTCTAAGACATCGAGGCATATACGGCATCATTGATGATCGACAACGTACATTTGATATACTGGCAGGCATAGAGTTTACCGAACACGAGCTGCCACCATTAACTGAGTTATTGACTGAAGAAAATCAATTTAAAGAATATCTACGGCATCGTCGGATACCAGAAGATTATCCTACATTAATTTTTAAAAATTCTCAAAATCATCGCCCAGCAGTAATCATACCATTTACCCATCACAATCGTGTGGTTGGGCATACTGAACGATACTTAGATAACAGAAAACCCAAATACATCAGCAGCAGCCAACCGGGCTATGTGTTTGGTACAGACTTGCAACATGCAGACTGGACTAATGTAATTGTAGTAGAAGGCATATTTGATGCGCTGTGTATCGGTGGGCTAGCAGTAATGCATAGCACCATATCAGATGAACAAGCACGATTGATTCGCAGCCTCGGTAAGGAGATCACAGTGGTGCCAGACCAAGATTCAGCAGGTATGGAAATGGTGGATCGTGCTGTGGAACTAGGATGGGCAGTAAGTATGCCACCCTGGCCCAATGACGTCAAAGATGTGAACGACAGTGTGGTTCGTTACGGACGCTTGGCAACTCTGCTAACTATATTTGAAAATCGTGAAATCAGCAAAATTAAAATAGAACTAAGGAAGAAAAATCTTGTTAAAAGACTACGGAATTGAAGTACAAAAATTATTTCTAGAAATGATGTTGGAGGATGCACAGGGCTATGTGCGTGTGCAGAACATTTATAATCCAGAGAACTTTGATAGAAGTTTGAGACCAGCTGCTGAGTTTCTTAAAGAGCACGGAGACAAATACAAAACACTTCCTGATCGAGCACAGATATCAGCCACAACAGGAGTGAAACTACAATCAGTGCCCGAACTTAACGAAGGACACTTCGAATGGTTCATGACAGAGTTTGAAGCATTTACTCGTCGTCAAGAATTAGAACGTGCAATTCTCAAAGCAGCAGACTTGTTGGAAAAGGGTGACTACGATCCTGTAGAAAAGCTGATCAAAGATGCTGTACAGATCAGTTTAACCAAGGACATGGGCACAGATTACTTTGCTGATCCCAAAGGCAGAATTGAGAAGTATTTCAACTCTGGCGGACAAGTAAGCACAGGATGGCCACAGATGGATAGACTGTTGTATGGCGGGTTCAGTCGCGGCGAACTAAACATCTTTGCAGGTGGGTCGGGCTCGGGCAAGAGTCTTGTGATGATGAACATAGCATTGAATTGGGTTCAAGCCGGATTAAGCGGAGTATATATCACGCTGGAGTTGAGTGAAGAACTAACAAGTTTGAGAACTGATGCCATGCTTACCAACATGAGCACGAAGGATATTCGCAAGGATATTGACACTACAGAACTCAAAGTCAAAATGGTAGGTAAGAAATCTGGCAATTATCAAGTGAAAGGATTACCTGCGCAGAGCAACATCAATGACATTCGTGCTTACTTGAAAGAATATCAAATACAAACAGGTAAACGTGTGGACTTTGTGATGATTGACTATTTGGACTTGTTGATGCCGGTGAGTGCAAAAGTAAGTCCCAATGACTTGTTTGTGAAAGACAAGTATGTGAGTGAAGAGCTGCGTAACTTAGCTAAAGAACTACAGATACTAATGGTCACTGCAAGTCAGTTAAATCGATCAGCAGTGGAAGAAGTAGAGTTTGACCATAGTCATATTTCGGGCGGCATCAGCAAGATCAACACAGCAGACAATGTGTTTGGTATCTTTACCAGCAGACAAATGAAAGAGCGTGGCAAGTATCAAATTCAATGTATGAAGTCACGTAGTTCAACAGGCGTGGGCCAGAAGATTGATCTTGAATACAATATTGATACCATGCGTATTACTGATGCTGGCGGAGAAGATGGTGAGAACTCATTCCGCAAGCCCAGCTTGATGGATTCTATCAAAGCAAAAACGTCAGTAACGCCAGCAGAATCCACTGATGCTTCTGGCAGCAGATGGGAACGACCACAACCCAAAGATGGGCATGATCCATTAGATCCAAAGATTTCAGCAGATGTGCAAAGTACCAAACTCAAGCAGTTATTGGGCAAGATTAAAACAACTTAAAACCAATAAATAAGTCAAAGGCCTTCTCCACATGCAAAAGCGTACTCGTACTTTATTAGAAGAATTAGATTCTATGTATATTGAGCGTGAACGCGACCTAGTGATAGAGAGCCGTGCTGCAAATATCATTGCCGGCGCAATCAATCTACTAGAACAGATTGATGCTTCTTATACTCAAGAACAAGCAGAAAATTTAACACGCAAATTGCTCAATGCTATCCGTACTCGTGATGCAGGGAAATTTGCCAGAACAGTGAGGCGCAGTGATGCAAATTAAACAGCTACTTGAAGGTGGCAACGTATTCAAAACCAAGTCGGGTGAGCCATTAACACAACGTATTAATCTGCAAGATGTACCAGCCACAGTTGACTGGATAGAGCAGGTGACCGGCATAGACTTTACTACAGAAAAAGGCTCTGACGGCATACCACTACGTTGGTTGGGCAGCACAGGTAAAAAGCCCACGTCGGGTGATCTTGACCTTGCTGTGGATCTCAATGAGGTCAGCAAAGAACAATTGGCCAACATACTCACACAGTTTGTTCAAAATCAAGGGCTTGATCCTAGAGAATGGGTCAAAAAATCTGGTGAAGTACACTTACGTACACCTATTGCAGGAGATTCTAACAAAGGTTTTGTACAAACAGATTTTATGTTCTTCCCTAATTTAGATTGGGGACAGTTCTTCTATGCTGGTGGTACAGATTCTGCATACAAAGGTATGAATCGCAATGTACTCATGAGCAGTGTAGCCAAACAACTGGGACTCAAAGTAGGTGCCAATGGCATGTTCTCTCGCGCATCGAATCAGCTGGTCGATGGCGGCCTAGATCCTGACTATGTGGCCAGTGTGCTACTAGGACAAGGTGCCGACCGTGAGAATCTAAAGAATGTAGAATCTATCTATGCAGCACTAGCGCAAGATCCTGCACGAGATACCAAGCTAGCAGACTTCCGTGAATATTTGGCACGTGAAGGATTACAAGAGCCTGCTACCACAGTTAAAGAAAACGATGTTAACTTTTTGGCACGACTACGTGATAGAATTGTCAATCAAGGCATGCTGCCCTTGATCGAAACTAAAAAAACATATCATCTTTACGAAGCAGAACCTGCTGCAATAGGCGGTAAAGCCAAGGGCATTGAGCATCTAGAAGATTATATTTTCCGTAGTGGTAGTGCTGGTGTTGATCAAGCATTGGCCATTGCAGATTCATTCTACACCAATCCTAAAACTGGATCAGTAAAATGGGACGGCAAACCTGCTGTGGTATTTGGACGGAAGCCAGAAACTGGTGAGTTTGTGCTCACAGATGACGCAGGATTTACTGCTGCCGGATATGACGGGTTGTTTACTAGTCAGAATGCTATTGCCAACGATATGGCTCGTCGAGATGCCAATGCAGCAGCCAAAGGCAATGCAGCCACCAGAGTTGCAACATTGTTGCCAGTGTATCAGACCATATGGCCTTATCTTGAAGCAGCCACCCCTGCCAACTTCCGTGGATTTGTCAAAGGTGATTTGTTATACACACAAACCCCACCAGTGGAAGCTGGTAATCTAGTATTTCAACCCAATACAGTACAGTATCGTATTCCGGTGAACAGCAAACTAGGCCAGCAAATTGCCAACAGTGATGTGGGTGTGGCAGTGCATACAATGTATGAAGATGCTGGAGCAGCCAAGCAGCCACTCAGCAGAGTTAAATTCAATCCTGTATCAGGTTTGTTGTTGATTGAACCAATCTATGCCAAAACTGTGCCCAAGAATGATTCCATAACAAAAGAGATTAAAAAATTATTGCGACAAAATCGTGCAGCATTAGATACATTGTTTAATCCTACAGAATTGCGGGCCATGAAGATAACTGATCTAGCCAAGTTAGCAATTGATTATATTAACAAGCGTGTGGATCCTAATCATGCCGCATACACTGGAGACTTTAGTGATCTAGTTCCAGGATTTTTGTCTTGGTTACAACAGACACAAACTCCGCAAAAAGTAAACAACATTGCACAATACTTGCGCAGCCCTACTTCAAATGAACAGGCACTGGCTGCTGCGTTCTTGTTGTTCGAATTGTTGCATGATTTGAAGCTGGATCTGTTGTCACAGCTGGATGCACAAGTGCCCGGGAATGAAGGATGGGTGTTTGCTACCCCTGCAGGCTATGGTAAAGCAGTGAATAGATTTGATTTCACCGCTAGAAACAAAGCAAGAAACAACCCCCCAACTGCTTAATTTTTTGCCAGATTCATAAATAAGTGTAGGGCAAAAACCCACTTACTTAGGAGATTTTAAAATGGCAGGATTTACAAAAACAAACGGTACCACACAACCAGTGTTCAACATGGACACTGCAAATGGTAACATTCAAGGCACAGCTAACATTGCTGCAACTGGATCAGTTAACTTTCAAGGCCCAAAGCTGGACTTCTTCAGCTTGGTTGCCAATGCTGCATTGACCACATCCGCTAACGTCAATGGCTACATCAACAACCTGATGCAAGCTATTCAGACCAAAGCCACCGTGGCCATGTATCAAGTTAGCCCAGCTGCACCTACAGTGTTAAACTTGGCTGTGTATCCAACAGGTGCTTACAGCAACGTAACATTGTTGGCCACTGCTAATACCAGTGCCACAGTAGCGTCCGGTGGTCAGAACATTCAGTTGAACTCATGTGCAGGCAACGCTGTGTTTACCACAAGCGCAACCAACTTCGCTCCTGTCTAATTCTAGGCAGCAGTAAAGAACAAAAGCCTTGGATTAATTTCCAAGGCTTTTTTTTGGCCGTAAATACCATATGACATTAAGTATACAAATAACCACAGACTTTGATTGCAGACCGACTGGGGTCACCGGACACTATCGAGAAAATCTACTGCCGTTTACAGATCAGCTAGGGCAACAAGTAATAGATATTTCTACTTGGGTCCGCAGTCGTAACCAACAACGCAACTGGGAAACCATCATGCAATTGATAAGTCTTTATACACAACCAGTACGAGTGTCAACAGTACGTGCCAAAGACCAACGTTGGCAATTTGAATTTGATACAGATTTTGATGATGTATTTAGAGTCAACGACGATCCTGTAGGAAGACTACGGCAAGCCTGTGATGGTGTGCCTATTATCAACTATGTTGAGCAGCAGTTGACTACATTATTACGGCCAGATGTTAACGTCTGGTTTGATCACTTGACTCATAAATAAGCCATGGACACTACAGATATTGAAAAGAAAAGTTTAGAGGCCCACGTTGAGCTATGTGCTGAACGTTATCGCATGTTAGAGCTCAAGATTGAAACTGTTGAGTCCGGCGTCGATTCGGTGAAAATCATGGTCACAGAAGTGCATGAAATGATGCACAACATGGCCGACAAACGCAATGATCAATTGATCAATTGGGGAATTGGCATAATTGGGTTTCTTATAGCCACTGTAGGTTGGATGCTGACAAACTACGTATTCAAATGAAAGCCAGTCGTAAATTGGCTGCATTGGCAGCAAAAGAACTGCCGCTGCTGCTAGACAAAGTGATCATAGAAGATGGCAAGAAGTATCGAGCATTTGGCAAATACACTATACAACCTATACCTGCAGGCGTTCAAGTTCGTATGCGTGATGATGAGATTGGTACATTTTCAGGCACCAAACCTGCACTGGCGTGGTGCATAGCAGATAATCTAAACCATCTTAACTTGGCTAGACAAATACAACAATTAGATCAATCCATCACAAGATTGCGCAATGACATATATGTACGTCGTGCATTAGCTGATCGCACAGCAGGACACACATGGGAAAACTTGATTAACAAAACAAGTGCTAGGCAAGAACACACTCAGGTCCTAGAAAAAGAACTAGCAAAATGTATAAATTTGGCTAAATACTGTCAACTACGAGGAAACTCAGATGAAACTAAACGAACTGGCCGTAACACGCCCAACACAACAAATTGCTAAAGTATTTGAAGGTCACTTTGATCAATCAGTCAAATTTGATACTTTGAATCGCAACCAATTGCATAACATGTATCGCCAGGTGCGAGGTGTATTGAGCGAAGTACGTTCTAGCCCTGCTCGCCATAACAGCGAAAAGAATCCATCTTATCTCAAACTCATGATGATGGAACAAGCATTGGCTGAAAAGAT